GCCGATGCTTTGATTATGGCAGTAAGCCAGATCGGTGAGATCAACTATCAACAGCAAGAGATGTAGCAGACTAGGCAGCCAGCTTATGCCGTAGAAGATATTCTCTTTGCAAACGCGGGAGTAAAATAATGCCAGTATTCACATCAATAGGAATAGCACTAGGAGTATCAGCATCGATGTGGGGTGGCTTAGCTGCTCTGGGTACAGGTTTAGCGGCAACAGCAGCAGTAGGTGCAGCAGGCTGGGGAGCAGCAGCTTTGATGAGTGGTGGCAGTAAAGACAGCAAACAACTAGAGAATCAGATGCCACAAGGCCCAACAGCTCCGACTCAAGATGATGCAGCAGCTAAAGCATCGCTGATACAGGATGAGAAAAGAAAGAACATGGCAAGAAGTACAAGTGTTAAAACCAACCCACTAGGCTTAAAAGAAGAAGCCACGGTGGTAAGAAAGAAACTATTAGGGGGATAATGATATGGGAGCGAAACCAGCAGCCGGTGGCGGTATGAGATACATGGCGAGTGCATCGCCAGCTAAGGCTCCAGGGCCAGAGCATAAGAAGATCGCAGAAGGCAAGAGCAGATCAAGATACGCGGGTGCTAACAAGGCCAAAGAAGATGCAGCACTAGCAAAGAAAAAACTACTAGGTCAGTAATGATCGTAACCGAGTACAAGCCAGAGTACCGGGATCAAACACTTCAGCTTGTAAAAGAGTTTGAAGCGGAGTATTTCAAGGAATTAGGACTTGAGACTAACCTTGAGACATTCGATCAAGCCATAGATGAGCAGAGAGATTCATGCTTTATCTTGCTGATCGATGGTAAGTTGGAAGGTGTATTGAGTGGCACGATAGTAAAGGGATATGCAACTACTGGCCTAACCTTCCATGAAGTGCTTTGGTATGTTAGGCAGCCTTATCGCAGCCCGATGTATGGGTATGGCATTGAGTTATTTAACAAGGCATGTGAAGCCTTAAAGGATCGCGGAGTTAAGACAATGATCACAGCCCACTTAACAAATAGGCTGGGTAAGAAGATGGGTAAGTTTTATAAGGGATTAGGCTTTAGAGAGTTTGAAACGCATTACATCAAGGAGCTAAATGATGGAGATAGCTAGATACTCAGATGAGATCAACGGCGATCTGCACAGACTAACCAGGGAATTCCATAAGGAATCGCTTGATGAGTATGGTATGTCTTATGATAAGGATGCGCTACAGGCCACAATAGATGCGATCAAGGATGAGAGCTACTTCATGATGGTGGATGGCAAGTGCCAGGGGATGCTGGCTGGCAAGGAAGTATTCGTGCCTACAAGTAAAGAGAGATACTGGCATGAGATAGCATGGTTTGTGAATAAAGATTATAGGCGGCATGGGATGAAACTCTTGAATGAGGTAAAGAAGATACTCAAGGCAGATGGCTTTGATACGATCGTGATGGTACGCATGCACAATTCCAAGAGTGATAAGCTCCATGATCTGTATACAAGGATCGGCATGACACCGATGGAAACACATTACATAGGGAGATTATAATGAGTGAAGCTAGAGCAAAAGAATTGATTAAGCGCAATAAAGAAGCGCTAGGGCAGAGACAGAACTTTGAGAGTTACTGGCAGAACTTACATGATTACTTTTATGTTGAAAGCCCTGATGTAAATAAGGCTTATGCTCCGGGAGCAGAGATGCAGATGAATATACTGTATGACTCAACCACTCTGGAATCTCCGGATGTATTGGCATCAGGCTTCATGAACTACTTAACTCCACCATCAGCTAGATGGTTTAGACTCAGGAGCAGAGATCCCAGGCTGCTAGACAATAAAAAGGTTACGGACTTCTTAGATACTGTATCTGATGAATGTAATCACACCTTTAACAAGAGTAATTTCTACGAAGCCAGCTTCCCGAACTACAAGAGCAGCGGTGTGTATGGCACAAGCATCTTACTTGAAGAAGATGATCCGGTGGATGTGGCTAGATTCTTTTCATTGCCACTCACTCAATGCAACATCATCGAGGATGCTAGGGGCAGAGTAGCTGAATACTTCATCGAGTTTGAATACACATCCTTCCAGGCTGCTACAAGATGGGGCAAGGATAAGCTTACACAAGTGCAACAGGATGAGATTCATGGAACGGATGCGAGTAAGAAGCATAAGTTTATATTGCACATTGCAAACAGAGATGTGCGCGATGTAACAAAGGATGATAAGGGCAACATGCCTATCTCAGCTACATGGATTGATGTAGAGAATCAGAAGATCATGGAAGAAGGTGGCTACAATGAGATGCCAGCTTTCACTCATAGATTTGATAAACGACCATTCATCCCCTGGGGATTCAGCCCTGCGATGAAAGCTTTACCATTCGCGCGCCTACTCAATGCAATAGCAAAGACTAACCTAAGAACCATGATGAAGCATACTGATCCACCGGTAGCTGTTCCGCATAATGCATTCATAATGCCATTCAATGCTAACCCGCGAGCCATCAACTACTACAAAAAGACTAGCATGGATGGAGCTAAGGACATCTTCAGCTTTGCTAATAATGGTGATCCACAAACAGGCATGGCAGCTGTAGAGTATTACACCAACCAGATCAAGAGATTGATGTACAACGATATATTCCTCAAGTTTGATAACATCACTAAGCAGATGCAGAATCCGGAAGTACAAGAGAAGATCAATGAGAAGATGGCAATGCTAGGCCCAGCAGTAGGCCGGTACATGTCAGGCACTCTCAATCCAGCGATCATCCGAACTATCGGTATTGTAGCCAGAGCAGGCAGACTCCCGCCAATACCAGATGAGCTGAGAGATAATCCACAATTTGAAATTGATTATGTATCACAACTGGCTCAGACACAGAAGCGATCAGAACTGCAGAGCTTGATGAGTGGCCTTGAAGTGGTGGGTGGATTGGCTCAGGGTATGCCAGAAGTAATGGATAAGATCAACTCAGACACAGTAGTGGATGAAGCGTGGGATATACTTGGCGCTCCAGTTAAGGTGCTGCGAGATGATATGGAAGTACAGAAGATCCGAGAGAACAGGGGCCAGGCTCAAGCTAAAGAGCAGGAGATGGTTATAGCAGGTGAAGCAGCCAAAGCAGGTAAAGATATGGCTCAGGGTGAGAAGGCATACGCAGAAGCTCAAGATACAACAAGGGGCAAGAAATGATAAACATGAGCGATGATAGAGATGTGCAGGGCTTAAAGTCTAATATACATGCAGTTTTCGATACTCCACAATGTAAAGAGGTGCTTGATTTCTTAGAGCAGGCATGTGGCTGGTATGAGAGCCTATTTGATCCACAGAATAAAGATCTTATTTTAATCAACGCGGGTAGGCGTGAAGTCTTAGCGACTATCAAAACTATTCTAAAACACTCGCCGGATCACATAGTTGCTCTGGCACAACAGAAGGAGATCGACAATGGCTGATAATCTTGATCCGGAGACACCGGGCAATCCAGGCCAGACACCAACACCAGAACCAACACCAACACCGGAGCCAACACCGGCAGCCTTACCAGAGTTTAACTGGAAGGGCAGAGTAGGCGGTGATCTATCTAAAGCGCCGAGCTTGGGTAAGTTTGAAGATACAGAAGCAGGTTTAGCCGAGCTAGGCAAGAGCTATGTAAACTTAGAGACTCTACTAAGTAATGAGAAAGTGCCGCTACCTAAAGGCCCGGACGATGCGGAAGGTATCGCTCAATTCAATAAGGCTATAGGCGTACCGGATACAGCAGAGCAGTACACATTGCCGGATCCAGTAGTGCCAGAAGCAATGGCAGATCAGTTTGATAAGAATGGTTTTGCACAGGTTATGCACAAGCATGGCTTAACACAGAAGCAAGCTGATGGCATGTGGAAAGACTACACAGAAATGTCAGGCAACAAGTATGCAGACTCCATGAAAGAGTATGAGAGTACGATCGATGGCAATATCAATGAGCTGCGCAAAGATTGGGGCGATACTTATGATGCCAATGTAGAGCTTGCAGATATGTCAATCAGGAAACTATCAGACTCTAAGGAGATGGAAGATTGGCTAGTTGCGACTCTAAGCAAGAATCCTTATGGGCTGAAGTATGCTTCTAAGGTAGGCAATACATTCGCTGAGAATAAGGTGGGCGATTTCCAATATAAGAGATTTGCAATGACTGCTGAAGAAGCAGGCAACGAAGTATCAAAGATCAAAGCAGATCCGAATCATGCCTACTCAAGTGAGAAGGCTACTGAATCAGATCATGCTGCAGCAGTCGATCATGTGAATAGACTGATAGCAATTTCGATGGGTAAGCAACCGATAGGAAGATAAGCTTAGCAGCCCTTTGTATCGGCGATAGATAGGCAGGATAACCTGAGATGGCCCTGCACAAGTATAACAAACTTGTATGATCCTTATGGGGCAATCAGCAAGAGTAATTTAAACTGATAAATAAGGAGCATTAAAATGGCTGATACACAAAATGAAATATACGCGCAAGCGTATGGCCAGAACATCATGCAGCTCGCGCAACAGAAGTACAGTAAGCTTTTGCCTACGGTATATCTAAAGCCGAATGTGCGTGGTAAAACCTTTTTCCAAGATCAAATTGGTGAATGGAGCATGTCTACTAAGGGTGGCCGCAATGTAGTAACACCTAACAACGATCCAGAATTGGCCCGCAGAATGGGTACGATGTTGGATTACCACGATAACCGTATGCTTGATAGAGGTGATGAGTTGAAGTCAATCTCTGATCCTAGATCTGCGTACACGATCGCAGCAGCTAGATCATTAGGTCGCAAGATCGATGATGTTATTATCGCCGCTGCTATTTCTACATCTCAAAAATCAGGTGAGACAGGATCAACCACAGCGCCAACTACGGCATCTGTATTGATTACTGCCGCAACTGTAACTATCAGAGCGCTTACGAACATGAAGAAAGAGCTTGATGATAACGATGTGGAGATGGAAGATCGCTTTATCGTGATCAATCCTACGATTCTTAACAACGCCTTGCAGACAGATCAGATTTCATCTGCAGACTATAACTCTATCAAAGCGCTTGTGCGCGGCGAACTAGACACCTTCTTGGGATTCAAGTGGATAATGTCTACAAGAGTTTCTGCAGTAGATGCTACGAATCTGGGTCTTATATACCAGAAGCATGCGTTATGTTTAGCGATGGCTTCACAGCCTATGGTAAGAACTGATGAGAGAAGTGATCTATCTTACTCTTGGCAGGTTTACTATGAGCTGAATTGTGGTGCAGCAAGACTAGAAGAATCAAGGATCAGAAAGATAGCCGAAGGATAATAATAACAAAGGTATAGGGCGCTCTATAGGGGCGCTCGAACCAAAGGAGAAAGATAATGGCAACATATAAAGCAGCAAATGTAACGAAGTATGATGCGGGCGGCAGCGGTGATAACTATATCGCTGATGGCTACATTAAAAGTGTAGAGAAGGTATGGCTAGATTCATTGGTAGTCGGAACGACACCTATATCGACAGCGGATGGAATCGCTATCGGGCGTGTTCCAAAGGGAAAGAAGCTAACGGAAGTAATTGTGAGCCTTCCGGCGCTTTCCTCTACCACATCGCAAGCTACTGTTTTCTTGGGGAGTGCATCAACATTCCTAATGACTGCAGCTAACTGTTTCTTAGGTGCGATGGTACCGGATGGTCATTTAAGTGTTACTCACGATCTGGCAACTGCAGGCACTCTGCGGCTGGCTGGAGACAAGCGTAACCTGGAAATGACGAGCGATGTAGTCCTCTACATGAAAATCGTTACAGATGGTGGAGCTACTGATCTCACCAGCGCAACGATTCAAACGCAAATCAAATACACTTAACGGTGTAGTGGCGGGGGAGTGGCATTCGTGCTGTTCCCCTACCATAAAAAGGAGTAGGTATGGCTATATCAAAAACAGAGATATGCAACAAGTCTCTTACCTTAGTGGGAGCGAATCCGATAACAAGTATCACAGATGATACTCAGAATGCTCGCATATTAAACAGGGTATATGAGTTATCACTCCGGAGCATCCTAAGCGAAGCTCCCTGGGTGTTTGCATTAAAGCGTAGCCTATTAGCACTATCAGCAGATACTCTTGCATGGGAAGATACAAATGAGCAGTATCTATATGTTAAGCCTAACGATGTGATCCGGGTATTCAGAGCTAATAGCGATGATGCTATCTGGCGCGAGCATGGAGATTATATCGTATCTGATACAGATGATCTTGGCTTAGAGTTTGTGCAATACTTAGATGTACCCAGCAAATATACATCAAGCTTTGTGAGTGCATTCGTAGATCTATTATGCGCAGATATAGCATTCATGATATTAAACTCAAAGACAGTAGCTCAGGGCTTCAAGGAAAAGTATGAGGAAGTATCTTTGGCAAAGGCTTTGGCAGAGAATGCGCAGATCGGTACGCCTACAGGCATGAGGGATGATGCATGGGATAGAGCAAAGACAAGTGGATACACAGAAAGAGCTGATCGCAGCTTTGGAATGTAAGGAGATAACATGGCTAAAGTAGATGTAATCAAAACATCTTTTACAGGCGGTGTATTTGGGCCTAACCTAAAGGGCAGGACAGATATAGCACAGTATGACAATACCTGTTCAGTAGCAGAGAATATGCTTGTACGGCCTTATGGACCTATGATCTCCACTCCTGGATCTCGATATGTGAATGAGTGTAAGCATTCAGCTCTTGGCACAGACTCCCAGGTGCGGCTATTGGAATTTGTATTCAATCAAACAGATGCTTACATCATAGAGATGGGAGATAAATACTTCCGATATTATACTGATAGGGGCGTGGTGGTATCAACAGGCACTACAGAATTTGAGTTGGTTACTGTTTATGAAGAAGATGAGATCCGGCAGGTGCAGTACGCGCAGCTAAACGATCTTGTATGGCTGGCGCACAAGGATCATGAGCCACAGCTTATGACAAGACTAGCAGCTAATCAATGGACTATAGAGCCTTATTCTTTCTTAGGTGGGCCTTTCCTGGATGATAATACGACTGATATAAATATAACACCTTCCGCTGTATCAGGCACAGGCATCACGATAACACTAAGCGCAACTAACTCAACATTCTCATTCGTAGCAAGTGGCGCGACTATGGGTCACAGAGATACTTACTGGAAGATCGGCGCAGTAGTTACTTCACAGACAACAGCCTATCAAGGGTATGTACAGATCACATCAGTATCATCAGATACGGTAGCGATTGCGAATGTTATGCGAACACTCTCAGCAGTAGGTACGCATTCAACTTTTGCAGAAGGCGCATGGAGCGATCTCAGAGGATGGCCGGCGAGAGTATCATTTCATGAAGGCAGACTATACTGGGCCAGGACAGACACAGAACCACAAGGAGCATGGGGATCACATTCTTTTATATATGATCAGTACGCACTGGATGAAGAAGCAGATGATGATGGGATAAACATCAAGCTGGCAAGTAACCAGAGCAATGAGATCCAATGGCTCGCATCAGGCAACTCGCTACTAGCGGGTACTTATGGCGGAGCATTCGTAATAAATGGCGGAGTAGAAAAGGGAATAACCCCAACGAATATAACTGCAAAGCAAGAAGTCAATTTCGGAACGGAAGCCATCCAACCTAAAAGGATCAGCAGCTATTTTTATTATGTGCAACGATTCAAAAAGAAACTAAGAGAGTTATTCTATCTCTGGGAAAACAACGCATATAAGGCTACAGATAAGACTATTCTTTCCCCGGAAATAGCTGGGCGAGGTATCATAGATATTGCGTATCAAGAAGTACCGGATACTATTCTATGGTGTGTAACAACTGATGGAACGATAGCAACTCTTACACGCGAGATAGATCAAGAAGTACAAGGATGGACTGAGCAGATTACTAACGGAAGATATGAATCCGTAGCTGTTATTCCATCTCAGAGTTACGCGATGGATGAAGTGTGGACTGTAACAAGCCGCATAGTAGGCGGAGTAACGAAGCGCTTTATAGAATACTTTGAAGATATTGATTTGCCAGCCAGACAGGATAAGCTGGTATATCTGCACAGCTCTTTAGAATTTGATGCCTACTCTTTAACGAATGCTGATAATTCAAATGCTACGATCTCCATATCTGCTACTGCTGGAAATTCAGTCGTATTAACATGCTCATCCGATTACTTTTCAGCGAGTGATGAAAGTCTAAGACTCCGGGCCATCAACTCATCAGGATCAACGATTGGAGAATTTTATATCACAAGCTACTCATCAGCTAAAGTGGTAACAGGTAATGTTAGATCTACATTCTCAAGCTCTACGATAGCGCCGGGATACTGGGGCAAGTCAGTAGATGCGATCAGCGGAATGGATCACATAGAACTTAAAACGGTCAATGTACTGGCTGATGGTGGTGTGGATAAGCCAGCTAAGGTAGTAACAGGCGGCACAGTCGATCTAGCCTATAATTACTTCATAGTACAATGCGGTCTTTCATATAGTCAGAAAATGCAGCTGCTACCTTTTGAAGCTGGATCCCAGCGTGGCACATCTCAGGGCAAGCTCCAAAGGATCAACCAGGTTATGTTTAAGCTTAACAGATCATACCGGGGCTTTAAGACAGGTGGCACAGAAGATCTGGCAGAGCAGGTAGGATTCAGAGATCCATCAACTCTTATGGGTACGCCAGAGGATCTTCTTACAGGAACCTTTCCGAATCTAAACTTTAGAGATGATTACAGATATGGATCGCAGATATGGATAACTAACGATGATCCTTTTCCAATAGAAATTTTAAGTATAATGGCCATGCTAGATACGCATGATAAGGGGTAAATTATGGGAGCAATGACAGCAGCAATGTTAGGCATGGGCGCTTTATCGGCTGGCGCTCAGATGTGGGGCGGGATACAATCGAATGCAGAGGGCGAGAGAAACGCGCAAGCCGTAGAAGGTGAATCTCAATATAATGCCGGTGTGTATCGTCAGCAGGGGCAGATGGTGGAGCAGCAGAAGAACCTAAAGGCTTCCCAGGATGCTCGCAAGATCCGATTTGCTGAAGGCACTCATACAGCCATAACAGCCGCCAAAGGCATCCAGATGTCAGGGTCAGCCGTAGCTGTATTGACAGACACTCTCACTCAAATGGAGCTAGATAAGGCAATAACCAGTTATAATTATGATGTAGAGAAACATGGCTTAGAATCCCAGGCAGTATCAACTGAGCGCCAGGGAGCTACACTAGCCAGCCAGTATCGTAGCAAGGGCAGGAACGCTATGACAGCCGGGATCGTAGGTGGCCTTACAACCTTTACTGGATCAGTATTGACTGCATCTGCTAGGCTTTACAAGGCTCCGAATGTAACCACATCAGCTAAAGCAGCTAGTGGGGCAGCTACAGATATATATGATGAATACAAAATAGGCGGTAAAGGTGCAGAGCTAGAAAGGCTTAACTTAGATGCCGGAGCTAAATTTGGGGGGGGATCGTAATGCCAGAATTTCCTAGAGCGCACTCAGAGAGATCACTAACAACTAGGCAGCCAAGAGCGCTGCGGAATGATGCAGATGTAAGAAACGAAGCAGCCAGTAAGTCTAAAGTGTTGGGGAAAGCTGCTGATGATATGTCAAACAGCTTGAACAAATGGAATACTTATGTTGAGAAGGTGCAAGAAGATACTGCACTTTTAAACTACAAGACAGGACTGCAGGAGATCTCAAACAGAGCCGTACAGGATCCTGATTTCAACAATAAAGATAGGTACATCCAAGAAACGCAAGATCTAAAGCAGGCTGTTACTGAAGGCATCGGATCCAACCATGTGAAACAAAGGATGGGTGCTGAGCTTAACTACATGGAAACTGTAGGGGCTATCGGCATCGAGGGTGAGTTTCGTAAGAAAACAGCATTGCATCATCAGGCTATTTATACAGGTGCTTTGGATGATACTGCAAGATCAGGCGATGTGGCTGGGGTGGAACGAATTATTGCGCAGGCTGTTTCAAGTCAAGTGTGGAATGAATTAGAAGCCACAAAGAAAAGGATCGCCTATTCAGAGAAGGCCCGCGACAGTAGAGTTTTACAAGTGGCAACTGAGAATCCTGATCTAGCTGAGAAGATGGTTACAAAGGGCGTAAAGAGGAAAGATGGCACTATTGATAGTAATCCTTTTGGATTCAAGTCAGCTAAAGAAAAAAGTGATGCGCTCAAGATGATAATACAACAGAGGGAAATAGTACAGAATCAAACATACATGGAATTTACTAAGCTGAAAAATGACGATCTTTTAAAAGAAGATATGGTGCGAGATGCTATGGATAAAAACAAGCTAGATCCTAAAATTGGCGGGAGCATGATCAAAGATCTAAATACTAAGGTAAAGCCTAAGCCTACGCTAGATGAAAAGAGAGATGCTTATGACTTACTTTCAAACATGAGGGATGAGCTTGCAAGAAAAGAAGATGGGCCTGCTGGCTTCCTATCAAAGTATTGGTGGTTTCAAAAAGCTAATTATGAACAGCGAGCAGATTACAGAGCCGAGATATTCAGAATGTCAGCAGATGGATTAGTTGATGCTAATACTATTAGAGATGAGTTTTTAACTACAAATAACGAAGATCTATTCCTTAAAGACAAGACATTTCTGAATGCTGTAGAGCAAGTAAACAGCCTTAGCCTTCAATATGAAGATAAATACTCTCAGCGAGAATCAAGAATAAACATGAGAAGATCTCTTACAGCTAAAATGAAAACAGGAATGGGCGCTAATCAAGCTTTGCAGGAAGCATCAGCAGAGAGAATCCAGGCAGATTTCCCGGATGTGATAGCATCGGATCTCTTAGCGACAGCTTACAGGCGCGGAATATCAGTATGGCAAGCTTATAAAATACGAGGGCAAGGAAACTAATGGCAATAGATGTAATATCGGGCGAAACAATACCTGATTATAATTCAGAAAAGCCGCAGGATCTCTTAGAGTATCAAGAAGTTTATACCGATGGTAAATCTAAAGATGATTCAGAAGAAAAGAGAACTGCGGTAATGAATGCAGCTCTTAATAATAAGAATATGCCTGGAGATCAGGCTTGGAAGTTTGAGCAGACTAGGGCTAGCTCAGCTTGGGATCCGGGTTTAGATCTACTAAAAAGAACTGCTATGGGGATTCTTCCGCTTACTTTCGGAAAGGATATATTGAAGGCTACGGTAGGCGATGCTGGAATAGATGTGCTAGGAAGATCTGTTAAAGATGTACCCAGAGCTTTCAAAGAGACTACTCCGACAATGATTCCAGGTATGCGCCCTGATATTCTTGACCGAGGCAATAAGGCTATAGATCCTACTCTAGGCGAATTAGTATTTAATGAGTATGGGAATAGAAACCTTGTTCCTGGCGTACCTTTTAAGCTTACAGATGTAGCGGCACTACCGCAGAATATAGCTTTTTCTTTATCCTCTATGGCGGCCGGATTAGCTTCAGCTGCTCCATTTGCAGCCGTACCAATACCAGGAGCGAGAGCTATTCCAATGATGCTAGGCTCTGGCATGGCTGCCTACAACATGGCTAAATTTGAGATCATGGAAACTATGCTTGAATTAAAACACGAAGAAGAACCCTTAACTGCTGAGACTCAAGAGTACTGGAGAAAAGAATATGAATCGGCAGCTCACAGATACGCACTTTGGGAAGCCATCCCGGAAGCTCTAAGCAATATGGCTTTTATAGGAATCTTAACCGGTAAGGCAGCTTCAATCGTAGGTAAGCCTATAGCTAAAAGATTAACCGCGAAGCTAACTGCTCGCTTTGGAGCTAAAGCCGTAAGCGTAGGTGGTAAAGTAGCCAGCGGTATGTTTAACATAGGATCAATGTTTGGTCAGGAACTAGCGACTGAAAGCATAACTCAATACGGACAGGCTAGAATAGAAGAAGAAGTTGGCTTAAGAAAACCAGGAGAAGGGCAGATCAATCTCTGGCAAGCCTTAAAGGAAGTGGCTCCATCAGTTATTGCGCTAACTATGATACTTGGCGGAACAGGCGCGAGTGGAGTATACATCACAAAGAAGGCAAATGAAGCTTTTAAGGAATACACCAAAGGCAAGAAGTTTACACCGGAAAAGTTAAAGCAAGCAAAATCAGGGCTAGACAATTTGATCCACAATGTAAATAAGCAAGTGCTAGAGAATAACAAACAGAAGGATCTCATGCTGAAGGATTCCATGAATGGACTGATAGGATGGATTGATGAGGATGGCTATCATCCAGCTTCAGAGGAAAAGCCGGAAGAAAAAGAAACGGAAGCTAAGGATCCTTTAGCAGAAGAAGCTAAGAAGTATAAGAGTGCAGATGAGTTTGTTAAAGGACAGGGAATTGTTTATCACGGCTCAGAGAGTGTTATTGACAGGTTTGATATTGGTAAAGTTAAAAAGTGGAATAAGTTTGGGCATTTTTTTACAGCAGATAAAGAATTTTCTGATATGTTTGGAGAAAAAACTACTGAGGCAACGGTTAGCGTTAAAAACCCTAAAGTAATTAGTCAAAAGAAATGGTGGGATATTAGGGGAGAACACGCAAAAGATGATGTATGGTTTTCAAGTTGGAAAAAAGAATTGCAAAAACAAGGGTATGATGGGCTGAAAGTAGAGTCATCTAAAGAAATGTTTGCAAACCAAGAAGTAAAAAGCCCACAGATATTAGTTGCATTTGAAGATTCTCAAGTCAAAACCAAACAACAACTCACCGACATCTGGAACAAGGCGCATCCGCCAAAACCTAAACCTAAACCTAAACGCAAGCCACAAAACAAATATCCGGATGTTATCAATAAAGCGGTAGCTGGGATCAAGAAATTCCAGGAGCGCCTGCTGAATCCAGACATTAAGAAGCGCAAAGATGTAGAAGAAGAACGCAAGGCTGTAGTCGATTACTTAAACAGATCCAAGCTATTGCCAACATATATGAGAAGAAAGCTAGTCGAAGCTATCAACAAGATGAAGGGAATATCTACAGAGCAGGGCAGACAGAGATTTTCTGAATTTCTCGATAGCGTGATCGAACAGATCGAGACAGTACAGAAGCGCAAAGATCTCAAAGACAACATCAAAAAGAGACAACTCAAGAGGACAGAGAATCTCCGCAAGGCTGCCAAGCTTCCGCCTATTAACAGAATGACAGGCAAGCAGCTAGATGAATTCACGAAGATGCTAGAACCTTACCAGGATGGGGATGTATTCCTTACCCAGAGACAGATCGAGACTGTAGACAATACAGATCTCTCCGGGATCCGGACACGCCGGGAAGCACAGGAGAGATTTGCCAAAGAAGCCGGAGTGCCGGTGGAAGAACTATCAACGATCAAGATGAGCTGGATAGACAAGTTTAGACAGGACGAAAGACTAAGGCATCGGAATCCGCTTTTCAGAATGTTAGTGGAAGGCTTCCATGCAGTAATGATTAAGGCTGATCTATCCTTCAGATCGTTTGAAAAGAAGAATCATGATCTCGCGATCAAAGCTAGAAAGAGCCGAAAGCGTGGCATCATAGACAGACTTGTACCAACCGATGAGCTAGTGTTTGATTACTTATCATCCGAGAATAAGACTGAGCTAGAAGCTAAAATGACAAAGGAAGAATTAGAGTGGGCTTTATATTTGCAAGAGCAGTACGCTAAAGCTTTGGAATACCTGATCTCAAAGCAGATGCTAAAGACAGGGCTTGATCAGTATATCACTAATTTAAGGCGTGGATTCCTGGAAGGGCTTGCAAAAGGTGGCCCGCTTGCTGCCGTTAAAGAGATGTTTGATGCTCAGAAGCAAGACAAGGAAACCTTTAACATCTTGGATGGGGATACCGGGATGATCCTACCACTTGAGAAATTCTTTCAATTTGCTATGAAGCGTACCGGAAACATCAATCCCACAAAGAATGTGGCAAAAGCTTCCGATATATACTTCCAGACTTTCTTCAAGAAGATAGCCCTGGATGCCATCATGCCGAAGATGATGATATTCGTGGATGCTGTTACGCCAGTAAAAACTACTCCAAGCGGGAAGCTATTATATGATAGAAGTATTGAGAAGTTTATAAAGACATGGCTCAATGCTAAGAAAGGGCGAAAGCTACAGAACTATATTCCACAGGGCGGGAAGCTCGACATTGCCCTCTTGACTTTAAAAACGCTAATAATGATATGGGATCTTGGCTTCAACATACCGATCCAAGCGGCGGCAGGAGCAGGCGAAGCTTCAGCAGCTCATATTTATTTAGGCAAGAAAAGATATGCTCTTGGCATATCCAGATTTGCTACGAAGAAAGGCCAGGAAATTGCAGAGAAGTACGAGGGTTTTGTGGGTAAGACTTTATGGCAGCAGCTAAAAGAGCCATCCAAACATATTGGAGACATGTTTAGCACTATAATGATGGGTGGCTTTGCATCGGCTTCCACAAGAATGAATAAGATCAGCCTATTAGGATTCCTAACAGAAGAAGAATATAACTCAGGAGAAGTTTCAGCAGAGCGCCTAACAGAGATCAGACTTGAGATGGGAAGGACGAGAGTAATAGCTCATGGGAAGTCAATCGCTGAATCATCAACAGTTGGCGGTTTATTCTTTCAATACAAAACATGGGCGCTCCCTATCTTAGCCACAAAGACAGCGGACAGCATAAGCAACAGCAAAGATCTTTACAAGTGGGCTGTAAACATAGTGAAGGATTTTACAAAGTTTGATTTTGATGCCTTTGGCAAGAGACTAAACGAGATGAAAGAAGCTCAGAAGAAAGAGGAAATGATCAGGCTTAGACGAGAGATAGAAGTTTTGATGGCGGCAACAGTAATTTATATGCTTCTGCAAGCAGATCCAGACGATAGGAGTTTCGTAGGACAACTAAGAAGCAAAATATCGCGAGAGATATTTACAGTCTTTGGGGCTTTAAGTCCGAATGCATGGTTTGCATCTCCGAGGTTGTTATCTTTTCTTGGTCAAATATCTAATGGACTTATGATGCTTCTTACGCTTGAAAAATATAAAGAAGAAGGTCGCGAGGATGAGCTGAAGGGGGCAACCAAACTTATAAAACTACTCAAGCCGAGAGCTATAGATCAGTTTCAAGGCGATGGTAAAAAGAAAAAAGTGGGGGGTATCTTCTAATGAGTGTAGAAACTACTAGCAGAAAATCGAAACAATCCATGACAGGGAGCATAGTAAATTATACATTCCCTTTCAGATCGCTGGTATCATCTCCTGGAGATATTAAGTGTATCCGGACTATTACGGCCACGATGGTAGACACAGATATGACTAGGATAACAGAGATCCCGGCTGCATCAAGCGCTACTGATGTGCTAAGCTTCCTAGTATCTGTAGCGACAGATGGCATAGGTGGCACAATAACCGTAGCATGGCCATCCACAGCATGCACGATTACGATCTACCGGGAAACCACAGACACTCAATCAAGCGACTATGAGGACTTCAACCAGTTTCCAGCAAACACAGTAGAAACAGATCTTGATAAGCGATGCATGAGAAGCCAAGAGCAACAAGAAGATATTGATAGATCTCTGAAGTATGCGATCACAGCCCCTACTGGATCCACTTTGCCAACTGGTGTAGCCGATACATATCTGGGCTGGGATAGTAATGGTATACTATTGGAGAACAAGACTCTGCCAACAGGCACTCTTGTGAAATCAACTGCAGGCGAAGCCGTAGCCCATACTAACGATACATCCTTCATCACTCCCTGGTCAGCATACGAAGCTGCAAAGACTATGGGAAGCATTCAGATAACTACTGAAGCAACTATCGCGACAGGGATTATAACTAGCTTGACAGCCACTACCATGACGATTTCAGGGGCTTCAATCACTCCGATACATACTAAGACTTTGACTGTAGAAGATCCGGGCGATCCAGAATCAATAACATTTTTCTATGTGGATGAAGCCATAACAGTAGAGAAGATCATATGTGTTTTAACAGGAACGACTCCGAGCATACTATGGGGAGTAAATCACGACACATCAAGAACAGGATCCGGCACATCTATTGTAACCGGAACCACGACAGATGTATCAAGCGGATCCACAGTAACAACATTCGCAGATGCGACTGTACCGGCAGATAGCCATATATGGTTTGTGGCATCCGCTACAAGCGGAACCATTGACTCATTAAGTTTAACAATGCAATACACGCGAGATGCATAAGGAGTAAGCCATGTCAGTAGATAGCACAGATATTTCTCAACAGTTTACAATGGATAACAAGACTCTTGACTTCACTTTTATTTTTGCAGCCTTGCAATCTGAGCCTAAAAGTATAAAAGTAAGAAAGATCAACTCCGTAAATTCTGCTACATACTCAACGCTAACATACGATACAGATTATACAGTCGTAGTGAATGCCGGTGGATCCGGCGGTATTATGACTATGGTAAGCTCCGCTGGCACAGATAAGCTTTTTCTATATAGAGAAACGACAGATAAGCAGGAAACCGATTACGCTGATTTCAATCAATTCCCGGCAGACACTCTGGAGCATGATATGGATCGCAGGACAATGAGAAGCCAGGAATCTGATAATGGAGTAAGCCGAGCAGTAAAGTTTGACATTTCTTCCAGCATATCGGGGATCACTCTACCTACACCAATAAATGATCTGGGCATTAAGTGGAGTGGAGTAGATGGGGATATGGTAAACACAATCTATCCACCAGACTCTATGGCAACTATCGCGATCTCTGCGCAAACAATATCAATGGCAGCCGCAACAGCGGCGAGTACAGCACAGCTAGGAGCTGAAGCTGCAAACGCAACTGCTCTTGCTAACTCTTATACAGCTAACACCTGGGCGAGCATCTCTGAAACATGGGCGAGCATATCAGCTACATACGCAGCTATCGCCATCTCAGCAGCTAACACAGCTCTTGGCGCTAATAGGACGATCGACACTCTCCTGATAACTACTAACGCTGTTATCAATATAGCGAGCATAGGAAATCTTGAAGTTACTACAGGAGCCAGCATAGCCAACTTAACAGCTCCTATCTTTGCATCTAGTAATGCAACCATAACGAATTTGACTGTAGATAACCTAGCTATTACTGGAATAGATACAGCTACAATGGGATCCTTAACTGTAACAACAGATGCGACAATAGCGGGCGGATCAGCTACCTTTGGCACTATGAATGTCTTAACATCAATGACAGCAAGTATGATGGATGCAGCAGCTTTAACTGCCGGGAATCTTTTGGTAACGACTGAAGCTACAATAGCTACTGCCATCATATCTGCCTTGACAGCATCAACTATCACAACTCCATATTCAAATACTGTTGTAGTGGCTAAAGCGGGTGGGGATTACACTACGATCCAAGCGGCACTAACAGCTGTGCAGACAGCAAACACTTTATTTATGATTTTTCCGGGTACTTATGCTGATGATTCCATAAACTTCACAGCAAACAATCAGTATATTTTAGGTGCAGCTCAGGTAGCACCCAAAGCGGTGCTGGTTACTAAGACATCAAACATTGTTGATTACGGAGCTTTTACCGGATGTATTATCAAAGATGTTAAAATGGTGATGACTTTGCCGGCGAACAATCAGGACACTACTGTTAAAGGAAGCGGAAGCTGTAACTTCAAGTTTTGCCATGTCGAATGTGTAGCGAGTGGAACGATTGGGGTGGGATCCGGTGCTACTTGTTTTCTGGGATCAGGAACAGTCAAGATGGTTGAGGGCTCTGTTATTTATACCAATAGTGCTAACAGAACTGCAAGGGGCAAGAAGTCAGTCCTTGTACAACCTGGCGCGCAATATACTTTTGATGATATTGCTTTTACAATCGAGGGGAGTAGTAGTAGTAGCACCATATCTGCAATACGAAGCAACGCAGTAACTGGAACATTTAAGATTGATAAATGTACTATAGATGTTACTGATAATGATTCTAAAAAGACTCTTGGTTTAAATGTAAATAATGCCGCTGGCTACCCTGAGGTTATGTTTAATTCTTTTCATGTTACCAATTCTAATAACGATGCTACAGCAGTACGGACAGGAACTAACGGCTCTGCTCTCAGCGTAAGAAGTATGTATAACCATTTTCATGCAGTAGCCGGAAGTGGACTTGCTTATGCCTTTGAATTGACTGATGCTGATGTTGAAGTAATCAGCCAGTTTGATGATATTGTAGCCGCAGATGGTGTAGATGTTGCTTCTGGTGCTACATATACTAAAGTTAATTCTCCTGCCGATGGAAGTTTGGCTCTTTCAAACTGTCTCTGTTCAAAGGTTGCTACTATAGGCAGTTTGGTAGTCACGACTTCAGCTACGATAGGCGGTGCTTTATTCGATCAAAGTGTTAGTAGCAAGCTCACCATTACAGGTACGGCTGCGGCTGATACTGGCTCAGCAGTTGTGAACCTTAGCAATACTACAGGTCAAGGCGCAGGTGTTGGATCGGGGTTTGCTTTTTTTGGCAATTACACAGATGCCGGGGCCATTGCCACTTTAGGCATGATCTACGGTGCGAAGTCAAATGGTATTACTGCAAACTTTGATGGAGAGGTGCGGATCGCATCGCGCCCGAATGGTGGAAGTGTTACTGATAGGGTGATAGTTGGCCCTACTGGAGATACTAGGATCTTAGGATCTTTGTCAGCCACGACAGCTACGATCACAGGCTTAACAGCAGGCACGATAACTGTAGATGGATCCCTAGTCAATCCGGACATCTCTAAGGCGATCACGATAGAGAGCGCTGTATCAGGCGATACCATAACGATGTTTAATGTGCCGAGCGCTTGCACGATCACTTCAATGCGAGCTGTAGTAACTGGAACATCTCCGAGCGCAGTTTGGCTGATCAAGCATGGCACAGATAGAACTAGCGGATCGCCGGTCAATACGGCTGGAACTACAACCACAGATATAACCACAGGCGATACAGTAACAGTATTCTCAGATGCCACGATCGTAGCGGATAGCTGGGTATGGCTGTATGTGCCGACTGTAACTGGAACGGTATCAACTTTAAATGTAACTATAAACTATAGGATGGATGCGTAATGGAAGATCAAATACTAGCATACAAAGATGGGGATATTGTCAAGGAGCGCCATATATACAATGGCCCAAAGGGAGAGGGTTATATTGACTATGAATACCAGATGAACGCCGGGGAGCTTGAATATAAAGGCACTCATGTAGGCCCGGAAGCTAGGACTGTACCTAAAGACTGGACTCAGATCCCGGACAGAGTACACACAGAAAGCCAGATCACAGGGCAAGAGGATAAGGTGGCCGATGAGGTTCTTACAATAGTGAATCCAGACGATCCTGGTACTATTGTCAGCCCGAATCTTATTAAAATAATCGAAAGAAAAACAGTCAAAGTGCCGGTGTATGGAGATGTGGAAGTTACTGATGTGCATCCATATAAAGAAACCTTTGACACGATAAAAACAGCTTCAACCATAGAGGTAGCGTAATGCCAGATCTATTTAGACCGGGAGATATAGCGACAGGATTGGCTGGCTATTGGAAACTTAACAATGATGCAGTAGACAGCTCTGTAAATGGCTATGATCTTACAGCGGTAAATACTCCTGGATATGCTTTAGAGGACTATTGGAATACTGGCGAGTATTCTACTGATCTTGTGCCTGGATCTTCTCAATTATTCACAAGAGCAACGAACACAGACTTAGATTTATTAAACGCTTTCACTATCGCTTTCTGGATTAAAGCTGATGATATAACAAGTGTAAGCATTATTGATAAAGACTCTACTCAGACAGGGTATGGGGTATTGCTAAGTGCAGGGAATAAAATTACTTTTACAATAGCTAATGATGGAGATGATAGCACATCTAGTGTTTCGCTAGGGAAGTGGACTCATATAGTTTGTGTATATGATCAAACGAATAAAGCAATTTATATTGATGGCAATCTTGATAAAACTGTAGCCCACAGCACAGATGCTTCAAACACAGCAAACGAATTAGTCATTGGTGCTTTTGAAGATTATTCCCAGTTATTTGATGGTCATATCAAAGATCTAGCATTATGGAATGCTGCTTTGACACCTTTACAAGTTAAATCTCTCGCTCTGGGCGTGGACTTGTCTAGCGAATCA